CCTTCGTAGAGAGTCCTAACTCCCTACTTACGGATCCAAAAGTGTTGAGGTTGTGTCGGCCCGCAGCCGATCATGCACCCTCAGCATGACTAATGTGTGGTCCCATCGAGTTCTCGCGTTCACCTTAAAGAGTTTCTTGCCCCTAAGGAATCCGGAAGCTGCGTCGGCTAAATAGTCAATCGCAGATTTCGGAGCCCATAGGGAACACTCTTTAAAGAAGAACCGAGTTTGTAAACTCGATGGGAGTGTGCTCTCTTCCAATCTTAGAGGCGAGTACTGGTGGTCTCGGTGGTGTGACTCGAGAATGGTTTCAATAACCTTCTCGAGTGCATCACCTACAGCCTCGAGGGGACGTTTCCGACCCTCGACCGGCTTGTATCCAAGACCCCAAGTCGCCGCTAAGACCCTACCTGAAATCAACTCAAGGGCATCCTTGCAGTTGATCCATCCTCTGTCCTCGAGATCATACTTGACCCCTATGAGTTGTCTAAAGTTACCGTATTGCACGGGAACCAACTCATAGTGTTCAGTTAATTTCTCGAGAGTCGTAAAGAACCGCTCCATCTTCTTGAAGGCTGTTTCTGCGAGGTCCAGAATCTCACAGAACCTGCCATCAGCGAGGGAGCAGTTCCATATCGACGCCAGACGGCTCTTATGGATAACAAAACTCAGAGATTTATCATCTCTGAGAAGCACCTTAAGAGCTTTCCGGTGACGGGATGGAAGACGAACCCGGCCAGTTGGGGATGTAAATCCCCAACCGCCAAATTGCCGTGGGATATGTACGGGTATCTTAAGAGTCGTTAGCCTCTTAATGATATCGTAGTTTCTCAAAAGAGACCATAAGAGAATTCCTTCTCTCATGCTCTCTAAAGGGCCGTCTAAATAGACAACCGCTTTAGAGATCGTCTCTCCACGGTAGAAAATTGGGTTCTCAAACTTCCCCTCCGGAAGGTTGTTCTCATGCTCTATGAGCATCCGTAACTTGGGTACTTCAATGTACTCGAGATCACGGGTGTACGGAATCTCTGTGAAGAAAGCGATCTTGGGGGACTCGAAATGAGACCCTGCCGAGATCATTCCTCCACAGAGAGACATGTACTGCTCATAGAGCCGGAACAACTTCGGATCGTGGAACATCGTCAGATTGTCGTCCCCGCAGAAAACTGCGGGGATTGTCAACTTTCCTATATGTTCCGCGGGTGGGATTCCCCCCATGAGGGACCCAGCATTAAAGTAGGCCTCCTCAGCGATCGCGAGTGCAAACTCGTTAATGATCTCTAAGAAGGCCCAATTTGCTGGGTTCCCCATGGGGGTCCCACGGAGACCGAGAACCCTCGTCTTATCAGGTAGGACATAGTCTTGTGGACAGAACACAAACCCTACGAGGTGCATGAGGTATCGGTACTTCGGGTATTCTTTGCAAAAACGCCCGAAGAACCTCCTCGTGAGCGTCTCCACCAAGGACCTCGCAAAGGTATCTGTTGCCGATGTGAGGTCCGTTGAGAGGAAACGCAATCCACGAGGATCAGTTGAGATCCTCTGCCACCACGTAGGGTGTGCCTGTTTCCACGCACCCAAGGATTTGTACTTGTATCCCTTGTAGAGGACACTGCAATAGTGATCCTCTGCAAGGAATTCGTATAACACCGACCTCAAGAGTTGCAAAGCTGTGGTCACCGCTGCCGGAGCGGTAGTGACAACACGGCATTTGTCGCCTCTCTCGAGGATGGGTACGACTTTCGAGGGGTATAACGGCTCATCACCCCTTGGAGGTTCCTGATGATCTAGGATCGATGAGATCCTCTCGTGTGGCTCGCCATCTAACCAGAGGAACTCATCAGGATCACCAGGAAGAAAACCTTCAAGGCGTAATTGCCGGAACAGACAGGGTAAACCCCAGAGCTTATAGTCCATTGACGGGTCCGAAGGACTCACCATAGGATTTTTAAGATACTGAGGTTTCCCCTCGCTGTTCAAACTCCTCGTGGAGTCAAGTACAGCAGGAAGGTGGATAAATTCCTCGAAGAGCCGGGAAAACCAAACGCTCTTGCCGCCCTCTTTGAGTGTACACTCAAAGGAGGCAGCTGGAGTAAGCGTTATTACCGGATCCGAAACTCTTCGAGGATGGAACCTATCATACCAGACGCTCATAAAACTGCTAGCGTGATCCAAAAGAGGACATTCGACCTCTTTTGAAACCATAGCAGAGAACTTCTGGATGGTTCCATCCACCTTCTGTTTGGTTGGTTTTGGTAGCGATCGCTTCCAGCTCCTGATAAGGAACAATTGCTCTTTAGTAGCACCCGGTCCCAGAAGGAACCAGAATTTTACTAAAGAGCGCTTCCCTATCAGGGACGGACGGACTTCAGGCTCGTCGAGTACAGACTCGACGGCATACCAAGCGACCCAGTCACAGAGGCTTTTCACACAAGTGATCACCTCTGTAACTCCGTGCGCAAGGTATAGCTTGAAGACCCAGCACCAGATCCGAGAGATCCTCTGATACAACTTAGAGGATCGCTCGGAAACGTGGGTTTCAATAGCCCACGGGTGCAAGGCACTGATCAGTACCATATAACCATCCCAAACTCCTTGGATGCTCGCGATCTCTCTCAGGATAGTCCTTTTGGGTTTATCCTGAGAGATTACTCGCGAACGCAAGACTAAATGAGGCTTAAGAGAGCACACATGACCACACCCAGACGGAAGTCGGATTGACCTCTCGCTGAGGGGACATGAAGACTTTTGGGCAGAAACAACCTTTAGAGGAAGCTTTAAAGGTTTGTTACTGCTGAC